GTGTAACTAGTTTAAGAAAAACTGCTAAAAATTCAACAGGTGAAAAACGTAGAATGGCACATTGGTGTGCTAATATGAAAAGCGGTAGAAATGAATCTGTTGAAGAAGGTTGGAAAGAAGCTAAACAACTCAAACTGTATTTAAATTCTGGTTGGGTCGGCGTTGAAAATAGTCCAGAGGGTGTATTAATTTACGCAGAAGATATTCAACTAGGTGATTCTAAAATATGGATTAGTTTTATTCATAATTTAACTTCTGATAAAACTCTAGAAACAAAAATGTCAGACGACTACAACGGAAATATAAATGTTGATAATGATGATGTTAATTATCTAATCAATGATATTATCGATGATGTTAAAAAATATTACGGATCAACATGGGAAGAAATCAGTGACGAACTAGACGGCGGTTTAGATATTGAAGAAGGTTGGAAAGACTGGGTAGCAGGGGCAGCGTTAGGTGCTGCGGCATTAGGTGCTAATGCAAAACCTGCTATCGTTTATCAATATGCAGAACCAGGCGACACTGTATATTCTATTGCTAGACAAAATAATATTAATCCTGCAGAGATATTAAAGTTAAACAATCTTAATAAAGATACAAAATTAAAAGTTGGTCAAGAAGTCAAAGTCCCCGATTATTCAAGACCAGTTAGTACTAAAGAACCAGTTAAAAAAATAGACAAAGTAAAAAAAGTAGATAAAAAATTAGATACTACAAACACTGTAACAGGAACTAAACACGAAGCTATTCTTAGACAATATGCTAAAAAAGCCAATATCAAAGGAAACGAATTAGTTGCATTTTTAGCACAGGTGGCGCACGAAACTATGGATTTCAAGCACATGTCCGAGATCGGAGGCAGTTTAGATTTTAAAAAATATGATATTAGATTTGCACCAGCTAAAGCCAAACAACTAGGTAATATAGAACCTGGTGATGGTGCTAAGTATAAAGGTCGCGGATATATCCAACTGACTGGTAGATATAACTATAAGAAGGCAGGCGAAGCATTAGGATTGCCTTTAGAACAAAAACCAGAATTAGTTGAAAAGCCAGAGGTTGCTGCCAAGGTAGCCATTTGGTATTGGAAGAATAGAGTCAAACCAAACGTTGATGATTTTAAAGATGTCAGGGGAGTGACTAAACCTATCAACCCAGGGCTTAAGGGATTAGAAGATCGTAAAGAAAAATATCAAACTTATAAGGTAGCTTTGAAATGAGAGCTAAAGAATTTATATCAGAAAAATGGAGCGAAAAATATAAACGCTCTATTAATTGTTCTAATCCCAAAGGATTTAGTCAGCGAGCACATTGCCAAGGTCGCAAGAAAAACGAAAGCATTGATGACGAAGAATTTTCCAAAGAAAATAACTGGGGATTATCTAGCGACGATGCAGACGATTTGATAAACTATCTTGATAATATGGACGGCGACAGCAATATTACAAGTACGTTTGATGATTATCCAGGTTTTGAATATATGCATGAGTACTATATGCAGAGGTATGCTGGAGGGGATTATTTCTGGGATTATCTACGATCTGGATTAGAAGATATCAGAGATGGCGACTTAGAAATAGATAGAGACGTAGACGAAGGTTGGAAAAGCAAAATGGCAGGAGCAGCACTTGCTGCGGCTAATCTATTAGGCAGTCCTGCCCAAGCAGCAGAGGAACCGGTCAAGCCTATCACCATCGCATATGTGATGATCGATGGCGAAATGAGAAGTTATAATCTCGGTGATAAATTTTCTAATGCAAAAGAAGCTGAAAAATTTATCAGCGGAGTTTTAGACAAACAAGGTTTGTCTGGATATCAGTTACAAATTAAACATGGATATCCTAAGAAACAAGATAGTGAAAAATGAGAGCTAAAGAATTTGTTATGGAAAGAATGGAAACATCATGGGTTCGCCCATGGATAGCCAGCTCTGTGACAAAAATTGGCAACTATAAAAACGATTTAGAATGGTATAGTAAATTTTTTAAAAATTTAAATTCTAGTAAAGAATTAAAACAATGGGCCGAGAAATCTCTAAATCGTCCGTTAACAATCAAACCCAAATTGTTAGATCAGCCCAACAATCCATTAGCTGCGTTAGAAGCAGAACATGAGATCAGTGGCGACCCAATTAAACATTTAATAACAATCGAAGTGAATGTTGCACACGCACCAACAGATGAAAAAACATCAACTAATTTTATTGATAGATTAAGTTCTCTGTTGATACACGAGCTTAATCATGCTAGCCAACGCAGCGGTCAAATTAAAAAAGCAAAAAATGATGATAGCGTATATGATATTGAGACCAGCGTTTGGAAAACTAATCCTCCAAAAGCATTAACCAAGCGAGACGAATATTATATCTATACCCTAGATAACATGGAAAGAGATGCTTGGATTAGTCAAATAGCCAATGATATCTATAACAAGCTAGGCAAAGATAGTTTGGGCAATTTAAATAATATCCTAAAACAAGCACAACGAGAAGATTATGTTGTTATTGGCAGCAAAATAATACAAGTTCCAAATTTAAAAGCTCTTTATGATGCTATCAATTATTATGGCAGATATCTAAAATACAGCAAACAAGATCATTGGAATAAAGTTAAAAAAGAACTGTATTCCTATTTGTCCAAATACGGTAAATAATACTATGAAAATTAAAGACATACTAGAATCAGCTACCGCAGGAGCAACCAGCTCTGGAAATATCGCTACCGTGCCTAATCCTCATATCAGTCCAGGAAAAGCACGTGGTAAAAAGAGCTATTTAGGTAATCCCTGGGGTGGAATTTCTGGTACAAAAGCACCACCGCAACCCAAAGTAGTGCAGAAAAAGAACAAAGATGGAACTGCTAAAAACGCCCTGGATCAAGGCACCAGCTTATTTGGCGAAGGCAATTACGTCAAAAGATAAATACATTATACGCCTTTAAACGAACAACGGAGATTTAAATGGATTTTCACAAAATTTTACAGAAATTCAACGAAATTGATCCTGTGCAAACAGAGAGCAAACCTGTTGAAAAACAACAAGCAACAAAGAAAGTTGCTCTAGCAGAAGACGCTCAGCTAAGAGTATTAGCTGGTGTTAGCACGATCCTTGAAGAAGGACGCAGAATCAGCGATAGACAAGAAGTTGTTGAAGCTAAAAAAGGCAACGAATATGCTATCGGAATGGCTGCTGCTAAAAAGCAAGCAGGTATGGGTGATGAGCCAGCAAAAGGCTTACCTAAGAAAGTAGTTAAAAAAGGGCACGAGATTGCCAAAGCGATCAAGCGTGACGAAAGTGTTGAAGTTGAAGGCGAGCAACTAGACGAAATGTTTAACGATGAAGATCCAGTAGGTACCAAGAAAAAGACATCGTCTGGTACTGCTACCAAAACAGAAAAAGGAATGAAGCACGAGCGTTCCTATGGTAAAGAGAAAGACGAAGATGATGAAGACGATGCTCCAAAATCTAAGAAGAAAAAGAATGAGTCTTTCCGTTCAAAATTTGAAGCAATGGTAGAAGCTAAGAAAGCAAAGAAAATGGACGAGGTTGTAACTCTAAAACCGGGTGCTAAAGAAAGATTAGAAAAAGAAAAGAAGGATCGAGAAGAAGCAGAAGAAAGACGTAAAAATTCTGCTCCAGTTAATTTAAAAAAGGGCCCCAATTTACAAAAGTCCCCTATGTCAGTAAAAGAAGCTTCTAAGCCAGATGCTAACAAAGATGGTATCCCTGATTACGCTCAAGACGGCAAGGGTCCAAACGATCTAGGCAAGGGTAAAAAGCCCGCAGCTAAGAAAGATGGCGAAAAGAAAGGCATGAGTGCTAAACAAGAGAAGTACTTTGGTAAGAAGAATGAATCTGTTTCTTCAACTAAAGAAATGGTTTCTGAATCTGTAGTACAAAAGTATTCTTTCAAACAATGCCTACAGCTTGTTAAAGAAAGTGGTGGTCAGCAACAGATCGATCCGATTGACACAGCACTGTGGAAATGGGCCCAACGTGTTGCAGAAAGCAAAGTAGCAGAAGGCGCATCACGTGAGGCGATGGCTGCATTTGTATATGAAAGAATGGGCGGTGAGTTTACACTGTACGATGTTCTTTCAGAATCAAAAAAAAAATAGTTGAATACGAAGAGGGTGATGATTTCGACGAAAAGAATCCCCCTCTCGATATGTCAGGTATGGAGTATTACGAAAGAACTGGTAGTAGAGATATGATGATCCCTGCTATTATAAAAACATTAGGACTCCCAGCCGATGCAATGAAAATAATGTATTTTGACGATGCTGATTTAGTATTCAATGAAAAAACTGTAGCAAAACTTCATGATACAATTGGAGAAATGGCTTCAAAGACTAAAGCATTCATAGATAGAAATCCAAATTATGTTGCTAAGTCAATGAAAAATCTATAATTTAGTTTTTGATTTATTTTGAAAAAAAGCCAGTCCTGAGTTGACTGGCTTTTTTTATGACTATATAATTGTCCTATAAGGAGAATATTATATGGCAAAGATGTATGGTCCAGAAGAAAAAGCAAAACTCGAGCGTCTAATCAATGAAGGTTCAAATGTTCTACGCGAAGTAGAAGATCTACAGGAAGGTCTCAAAGAGACTGTCAAAGCAGTTGCAGAAGAATTACAAATCAAACCAAGCTGGATTAACAAAGCTATTAAAATCGCCCACAAAGATAACTGGAAAGATCACGAGACAGAGTGGGATGAGATTGAGATGATTCTAGGAGTAACTAAGAATCTTCCAGAGAAGGAATAAATGTTAAGCGAAATTTTTCGTCCTACATTAGAATGGATAAAGGATGATTGGAGGTCCAACCCTCTTCGTTTTATTATCGAGCTTCTTGCTTGGGCTATTAGCATTGGCTGTTCGATCACCATGGCGGCCACCGTTCCAAATCCGCCGTTACTTGTACTATATCCTATTTGGATCACTGGTTGTGCTATGTATGCTTGGGCTGCTTGGACTCGCAAAAGTTTTGGGATGCTCGCAAATTATCTTTTGTTAACCACTATAGATACTGTAGGGTTAATAAGAATGTTAACATGATTAGTATTTTTCTAAATATAATTGGTTATTGGATAGGTCTTGGTATAGCAGTTGGATTGATTATGTATCTTTCATTGCAATTTGCAATTATCTGTGAAAAATTTGCGGACCTATTTAAACGAAACTAAATATTTGCGAGAAAGGTTATTCCAGCCACAATTGGATATATTGGTATTTGCAAGCCGAAAATTGCATAGGAGAAAAAATTGAGTTACGTAGACGCCTTCTATGACCGCGAAAATGACATTATACAGGTCGTAGAACGTGACGATAAGGGCAATCGTCACTATAAAGAACACCCAGCAAAACATATTTTCTATTACCAAGATGCCCGTGGAAAATATAAATCAATATACGGCGAACCATTAACTAGAGTCAGTTGCCGTAACGTCAAAGACTTACACAAAGAACTAAAAATTTACGGTAGTAAAAAACTGTATGAGTCTGATATAAATCCAATCTTTAGATGTCTTGAAGAAAATTACCTAAACATTGATGCTCCTAAACTCAATGTGTGTTTCTTTGACATTGAAGTAGACTTTGATCCAGAACGCGGCTATGCATCGCCAGACGATGCGTTTATGCCAATCACAGCGATTACATTACATCTGCAATGGTTAGATAGTCTTATCACTTTAGCTATTCCCCCAAAAACTATATCAATGATACAGGCTAAAGAAAGTGTAAAAGATTTTCCAAACACTTTCTTGTTTGATAACGAAGCGGATTTGCTTGACACATTTCTAAATCTTATCGAAGATGTTGATGTTATCAGTGGTTGGAATAGTGAAGGTTTTGATATTCCTTATACTGTTAACCGAGTTACCAAAGTTTTAAGCAAAGACGATACTAGAAGATTCTGTCTTTGGAATCAATATCCTAAGAAAAGAGAATATGAAAAATATGGAAAAGAAGCAGTTACATATGATTTCATTGGTCGTGTTCATTTAGACAGTCTTGAATTATATCGCAAATACACATACGAAGAACGCCATACCTATCGATTAGATGCGATTGCAGAAATGGAGATCGATGAGCGTAAAACTGTATATGAAGGTACGTTAGATCAATTATATAACGAAGACTTCCGTAAATTCGTTGAATATAACAGACAAGATACTGCACTATTAGATAAACTAGATAAGAAACTTAAATTTATTGATCTTGCCAATAAAATTGCACATGAAAATACTGTGCTGTTGCAGACAACTATGGGTGCTGTGGCAGTTACTGAACAGGCAATTATTAATGAAGCACATCGTAGAGGCATGATCGTTCCTAATCGCATTAGGAGAGAACCTGGTAGTGATCCTGCGGCAGGTGCTTATGTAGCATATCCTAAAAAAGGTATTCACGAATGGATCGGTTCACTAGATATTAACTCACTATATCCAAGTGCCATTCGCGCTCTAAACATGGGGCCAGAAACCATTGTTGGACAATTACGTCCAGATGGGACTAAGACATTCATTGAAAATGAGATGGCTAAAGGAAAAAGCTTCGCGGCCGCTTGGGAAGGTAAGTTCGGATCATTAGAATACGAATCAGTGATGGCAAAAGAAGTAGGAAGAGAAATTACTATAGATTGGGCCAATGGTGGCAGTGATACTTTGAGTGCTGCACAGATTCATGAACTGATCTTTAACAGTCATCAACCTTGGGTGATCAGTGCCAATGGCACTATTTTTAGTTACGAACATGAAGGAATTATCCCTGGATTACTTGCACGTTGGTATAAAGAACGTAAAGAAATGCAGGCCAAATTAAAAGAATGTATACAGGCAGGAAATAAAATTGAAGAAGAATATTGGGATAAAAGACAATTGGTTAAAAAGATTAACCTCAATAGCTTATATGGTGCTATTCTTAACCCTGGTTGTAGGTTCTTTGATCCTCGTATTGGACAATCCACAACTCTTACCGGAAGGCAGATTGCCAAGCACATGGCTAGTAAGGTAAATGAAATCATTACAGGAGAATACAATCACATAGGTAAAGCGATTATCTATGGTGATACTGACTCTTGTTATTTTTCAGCTTACGGGACATTGAAAAAAGAAATAGAAAAAGGAGCAATACCTTGGACAAAAGAAACTATCGTTCAACTTTATGATCAAATTGGGTCTGAAGTAAATGATACGTTTGTTAAGTTCATGCAAGAGGCATTTCACTGTCCAAAAACACGCGGTGATGTTATCAAAGCAGGACGAGAAATCGTTGCTAGCAAAGGGTTATTCATTACCAAAAAACGCTATGCTGTTCTTTACTATGACAAAGAAGGTAAAAGATCAGATGTAGATGGTAAGCCAGGAAAGATCAAAGCTA